TCTTTCAAGTACAAGGATAAAGAGTATCACTTGACGATTATGAATGTTGAAAAATCAAGAAAGACTGTATTGGTCGAAGCTTATGGGCTAAGTTTAGAACTAACAAACGAACAGATCGATGCTTATAAGTCGCCAAGGGCCATGAGCTTCGTTGAGTATATTAAGGCCTGGGGCTTTGAGCGCTCCTTTACAGTTCGAATCAATGAGGTATCTAACAAGTCAATTCGTCATGATTGGGATGGTACGGCCACTGTTTTGAGCCGCCTTTATTCATTGGCCAATGTTTTTGATGCAGAGCTGGAGTTCATCACAGAATTGAACGATGACTATTCATTAAAAGGCGTAACTCTGAACGTTTATCGTAAACATTCCGGTTCGAATCAAGGTCTTGGAACAAATCGTACAGGAACTATTTTAAGATATCCTAATGACATCCATTCAATTGTAAAAACCAGTGATATTACTGAACTTTATACAGGTATTCGGCCAACCGGCACAGATGGGTTGCAGTTAACATCATTAAATGGAAAAAAAGAATATGATGCAAATGGTAATGTTGAGTACATGGTCAGTGGTAATAATCTTCTAGCGCCTCAAGCTAGAGACCGGTTTCCATCGACTCTTTTAACGGATCACAGTAATGATATGTATGCCGTAGAGATATGGTCCTACGAAACAAAGAATGTGAATACTTTATATGGCCAGGCGCTAGCTGAGTTAAAGAAGCATGTCAATCCTATTGTCACATATGATGTAGATGCCTACATTGATGCAAATATAGGAGATACATTTACGATTGAGGATACTGAATATGCGCCGGCTATGTATCTGCAGGCTCGAATCGTAGAGCAGGAGATCAGTTTTACCGATAGAGACAGATGCAAGACAACTTTTGATAATTTCACAGAAGTGGCTTCAGGAATTTCAAATGAATTGATTGATGAAATGAATCGATTGATTGAACAGAATAAAACATATCAGTTAGTTGTCAGTAGTTCAAACGGCACAGTTTTAAATGAAGATACAGAACGTACAGTTCTTGTAGCTCTTGTAAAAGACAACGGCAAAGATGTTACAGATCAATTCAAAATAAACTGGTATCTAGATGGAGAACTTGTGTTAACGGCTAACTCAATCAACGTTGAGAAATCAAGCTTAAATCCAAGTTTGACATACCATGTTGAAGCGGTTAACGATAAAGCCATTGTGAAAGCTAGCTATGAGCTAACAGTAACCAAAGTACAGAATGGTACTAGCGTCTATATTAAGAAAACGATTGTTACGTATGCAGTCACAGATACGGCACAAGATAAGCCGGTAACTGGATGGAAGACTGAATTTCCTGTTGTACCTTTGGGAAAGTATCTATGGGTCTGTACACAGGTTTTCTACAGTGATGGATCCAGCACAGAAACATATTCAGTTTCACACAATGGCACCAACGGAACGAACGGTAAGGACGGAAAAGATGGGGTTGTGGGAGAAGCTGCTTTAAGTTTTAAACTGTTATCTTCGCAAGGCCAGATATTCAAAAATAAGTCGATAAAAACCACTTTGACTCTTGAAGTCAGAAGAGGCTCTAAAAAGCTGACAAGTTCTGAAGTAAAGAATCTGGGAGCTATTCAGTGGTTTAAAAATGGCACTCGGCAGACTGGATCAGATCTAACTTTAAGTGTTTCAGAATCAGATTCAGTATTGAATACAAACTACTCAGTACAGGTTATTAACTCTAAAAATGAAATACTTGGCAGCGATACGATATCTTTAGCTTCCGTTACGGATATTCAAGGAATCTATCGCTTTTATCATTTAGGACCGGATAGACCAGATGTGCCAACATCATATCCTCCATCAGATACTGTATGGAGTCGCACCGAGCCTGAGTACACTTTAGGAAACGCGGACAACCTTTACTATGTAGACTGTACACTTTTTGTCAATCTTTCTTTTAGCTATGGTCTTGTACAGTTATCCAGCGATTATGAGGCATCTAAAAAAGTGTATGCAGATGCACTTGCACGTATTGATAACGCAGTAAAGATTACAGACTCACAGATCAGCAAAGAAAAGGATGCGCTTCGAACTGAGGTGTGGGAAAAATACTATGACAAAGAAAGCCTAGACTCTCAGTTTGGTGAAATCTCAACTAAGATAGAACAGACAAAAAATTCGGTCAACGTTGAGTTTACGAACTTTAAAACGGACCTTGATGCATCAAAAAAGCAGAATATTGCATCTTTTAATGAGATTCATAAATATATTCGATTTATCGATGGAAATATTTACATTGGAGTCGAAGGTAACCCTATTCAATTGATTGAAAAGAATGACAGACTATCATTTGTTCAGGGAGGTGCCGAGGTAGCTTATTTCTCAAATAATAAGTTGTATGTAAATGATGGACAGTTTAACAATACCTTAAGAATCGGTAACTTTGAATTCAGCCCAAGGCCTAATGGATCTCTTGATTTTAAGAAAGTGAGTGGTAACTAATGTCAAGTACAGTTAAAGAAATAAATATACCTGTATGGAATACATATGGAAGTGGCTGGACTGTTTCCAATCAAGGCTGGTGTAAGATTACTGTAACTCGTAATTATGGTGATACCTACGCTACAGTTACTCCTTATTGGAGCTACCGCTCTCCTGGTGGTGCCTATGCTGCCGTTGATTGTTATATAACTGTTGATGGATCATCAAGATATTCCGCTACTTTTGGTGCCAGCACACACAACGCTGGAACCTGGTATTATGTTTCAGGTGGTTCGTTTAAAGTAAATGTCGGTGATAGTGCTGGTAACTTGAATATAAGTGTATACATGTATTTTAATGATGGAAATTCGGGTCAACAATCCAGTGTGCAATCGGCAAGTTTTGAGTATGGAACGCGTGGAGAAACCACACCATCTCTTTCTAAGTCTAGAGTATATATAGGTGAAAATGTAACAATCACAATGAATCCTTACAGTTCAAGCTTTTCGCACGAGTTATATTACAGCTTAAACAATAAGGATCTGATACACATAGAAGACTTTTCAAAAGGTAAAGCCACAAAAACCTGGACCTTACCTGCTAGCCTTGCAGAAGCCATTACTACCAGCACAGAAGGGATTATATATTTTGTCTGCAAAACATATAACGGCAGTACTCAAGTCGGTGGCGACAAGAGCGTTAAACTGACGGCCGTTGTTCCAGACGACTATGTTCCAAGCATATCAAATGTAACAATATCGGAGCTTACTGCAGGACTTGCCGATAAATTCGGTTGCTTTGTCCAGAATAAGTCTGGCTTGAAAGTTAAAACTGAATGTTCAGGAGTGGCAGGGTCTTCTATTAGTTCATGTTCTGTAAAAATTCAAAACTGGACATATTCCGGAACGACGATCAGCTGTAGTTTGCTATATGATTCGGGACCTTTGGACATTGATATCACGGTTAAAGATTCTAGAGGACGCAGTGTATCTACAACAAGAACAGTACAGGTTTACCCTTACTCAAGCCCAATGTTGTATAAAGGCCTTGCAAATCGTGCAAATACATTACAGGAATTGGACGAAGAAGGCGAGAATGTTCTTTTCCAATTTGCATATGCAATTTCACCGGTAAATGATAAGAATTTAGCGTCTCTAAAGATTCAGCAATACGACAAATCTAGCGATTCCTGGAAGACCTTGATTGAATATACGGATTACAAAAAAGGTTCATATAGTAATACATCATCTGGCCCTAGTATAGATTTTGCTAAGTATATGCCGTCTGTTACATATGATAAGAATGAAAGCTTTAATTTCAGATTTGTTGTGTCCGACTACTTTGCGACTTATACCACAGAAATCGAAGTTCCAGTCTCATACGCTTTGTTAGAGTTTGGTATGAATGGTCACTCTTTAGCTTTTGGAGGAGCTTGCACAAACACAAAAGATCAAATCGATATGCATATGAATATCAATCTTATAGATGGAGATATTTACAAATCTGGCAGTCCTTATTATAAAAGAATATGGGATAACATGTATCCAGTCGGTACGGTTATCCTTACTACAAGTGAGGCTGCTATTGAAATGGGGGACTATCCTCTGTACAGTCATGCGGGATCCTGGAGACCTATAGGCTCGTCGGTTTTGTTCGGTCATAAAATATATGCTTTTGAACGATATAAGTAGGAGGCTTTATGCAAATCAAAGAAATCGTACAAGGAGAAGCCTTTAATGAGGCTCTTATCATAAAAAATAACGATGGAACTCTGTTTATCCCTTCCAAGGATGAAAGAGTTCTTTTTACGTTAGAACGAAATGAGAAGAAAATATTATCCTTTGCGCTGGTAGATATGTGCATACAATTCAATACAGATTATCTGTTACCTGGAATCTATGACTACAAGATCCAGATTGAAAAAAGTGGTGATATCATCTTTTCTTCTCGTAATGCTTTAAAAATTAAAGAAAGGAGCTAGCAATGGAGTTAACTCTAAATGAAAATCTTAGCGCACAGGCTCTTGAAAATGAAGACGAAGGTTTTGTAACGGTAGATCCAGATACACGTAAGTTGAAATTTCCAAATAAGAACTTTTTTCTAGGTGTCAGCGGCGATCAAGATTCCAGGTTGATTCATTTTAAATTTGTTGACAATATCACGGACGCTATTAAGCTAAGCGAACAGGAAATCCAGATCAACTATTTAAATGCGAATCAGGAAAAGGGATACGATGTTGCACTCAATAAAAAAGTGCAGGATGGCTATTGTTACTTTGATTGGAAACCGTCCTCAAAGGTGTTCCTGTATGCCGGTGATGTCAATTTTCTAGTCTGTGCGCGTTCCAAAAATGATGTAAGTGGCTTTAAAAAGACAGACTGGAATACAGTACGCTCAACGCATACAGTTCCAGAAGGAATCGAACCTGATGAAGCACATGTAGACGAACAAACAGATGAGACTATCACAAAGCTTTTGCTCAAAATAAATGAAGCAGTAGTGGCATCTGCTAATAGTGAAAAAGCCGCTAAGACGTCTGCTGATCAAGCTAAAGCTAGCGCAAGCGCGGCTTCTGCTTCTGCTTCTTCTGCTAGTGGTTCGGCTTCAGGAGCAAGTGCTTCAGCAACCAGCGCAGCGAACTCGGCAACTTCTGCTTCTAACTCAGCTAAGAATGCAAGCAACTCTGCCGGAGCTTCAGCTACTAGCGCGACTAGTTCTAAGAATAGTGCAGATGCCTCAGCTGCATCCGCTGCCAAGGCCAAGGCTAGTGAGACTGCAGCTGCAAAGTTGCTTGAAGATTTTAAAAACAAAGAAGATATATATCAGAAGTTAGAGGCATTTAATAATTTAGGCCTTTATGTTGATGAAGGAGGATACCTATGTCAGAAATGAATAAAAGAATTGCCACAGAGGCCACGCTTCAACGTGTAGCCAGTGCCCTAGAAGCAGTGATTCCAGGTTATGAAAAGTATTCTGCAGAGTACTTTGACAAACTTTTCTCGTCTATGAGAACAGGAAAGGTCTATGGAACGAAAATCTGGAAGTTTGCTTCAAATCCAACCAGTGCCTGTGAAAAGACTAGAGATAACACTGGACTTGTTTGCCAGCCTAGTACAGATACTGTTGAGGGTAAAGACGACTATGCAGACATTCCACTATTCCAATGGTATGAATGCAACTATAAAAGATACGATGACGGCTTTGCCTATCCTACGGCGATGTTAGGTGATGGAGCTTATCAGGAGACTGGATCCGTTGACTGTGGATCCCTACAGATGACTTTCTATTACAAAGAGATCGAAACGGAGGCTTATACAGAGTTATTGATTTCAGACTCACCAAACCACGCTTTAGGATTACAACCATGGTGCATGGCAAAGCGTGCAGATGGAACGGTGATGCCTTACTTTGTACAGTCACGTTTCTTTAGTGGAATTGCCTCTGATGGACTGTTGAGATCTCAGCCAGGCCTGAAGCCGGCAAGAGACCAGTCTTATTCAAATATGATTACGAATTATCAGAAAAAGGGAAAAGGATACTGGGGCGCTGGGTCAAACCGTATGACCTTTGCACAGATTTTCTTGGCTATCAAGCATGCACAAAAGAATGTGCAGAAAGTGTTCGGCGGATGCACAAACTACAGTGTTCAATTAAAGGCATCCGTAGAATCTGCAGATAAACATAAATACTTTCCTGTTAGTGTAGCAGACAAAGATAAAGTGAAAGTTGGATCCTATGTATCTGTTGGTTATGCAGCGGCATCGAATCTAGATAGAAGTGTAAGCACGTTGCATGCATACGCAGATGATGTACTTGTAACAAAGGTAGAAAAAATAAATGACACAACTTACGGTGTCTACTTAGACTGTGAGGCCTTCGCAACAGCTCCCGTAAGTGGAAATTCAGTGTATTTAACGAGTATGCACTACAGAGCAGGTACTACAGATGCCGTAATAGGTCATCACGATGGCTCACCTGTATCAAATACAGACTTTGCCCACCCATATCGTATCCAGGGAATCGAATATCACGTAGGTGGTTATCAGGTAGCCAGTGATACAGTAATGTTCTTCAATGCAGACAGTTCTAAGGATGTTTACTATGCACCAAGAGGAACGGATCATACAGCAGACGAGACAAAAATAAAGAATACTTACAAGAAAGTAGGAACAATTCCAAATCCTGACAAGAACGGAGCTGACTTCTGGATTGGCGATGTAGCTCACTCAGAAGGTGTATGGTACCCTTCTGCAAAGGGATCAGGAGAAGCACAGGGAATTGGCGATATGTGCTGGGCTGGAGGATCTCAAACAAGTGGATCCAGAGAATACCTTATGGGCGGTTCTCTCGGGGATGGCGGTGATGCTGGTCTCTCTTTCCTGGCTTGCTGGAACGGCCTTTCGTATGCCTGGTGGTATTTTCTCGCGGCCGATTGATTTTGTTTCAATCGGGGGATTCTAAGGGGGCTTGCCCCCTTAGCCAAAGAATTGTAATCACACAGTAAATAATTATATAGGACTCATGGTAGGTGGTTCCCATGGGCGGTAATCTCAGGAATAGCGGTAATGCTGGTCTCTCTTACCTGAATTGCAGGAACGGCCTTTCGAATACCAGGTGGAACTATCTCGCGGCATATTGCATAAAACAAATATTTAAACACTAAACCATGTTTCGCTCCTCTAGAAGGAGCCCTTTTTAAAGGCTAACGTTGACGAGGATTTCGTGACGTAAAATTTGTATTAAAGAAACATAGGCTAGTAGGCATAAAGCAGAAAACCTATTTATACAGCAATCGGAGGTGTATTATGAAACGATTGTGTAAGGACGTTGATATTACAAATATTGATTTAATTCAAAAATCAGTATGTAAATGCCTTAAAGGCAAAAGTAAAGACAGATACGATATAAAACGTATTTTTGAACAGTATGGAAATATTGAAAATATCAGTCTTGCTTTACAAAATGAATTGCTAAATAGAAATTTAGAACTGTTACCAATATGGTACAAGAATAAGTATGACTCAGGATCACAGAAGATGAGAACCATAGGAATACAGGATGTCAAGCAACAAATGTACGACTATATTGCAGTAGAAGGCCTGAAAGAATTGATCAAAAGAATTGGAACCTATCAATGTGCAAGTATACCTAAACGAGGGCAATTGTACGGTGCCTATGCTATTCAAAGATGGCTCAGAAAGAAAGTAAACGGAAAATATGAAGTTCAGTACGCCTGTAAATTTGATATCCGTAAATACTATGAGTCTATACCACGTGAAAAACTGATGGCCTGGCTTAGAAAACATGTTAAAAATGAGCCTTTATTATGGCTTGTTGAGAACCTGCTAAATACATTCAAAAAAGGGCTAAGCATAGGAAGCTATTTATCACAGTATCTAGGCAATCTGTATCTATCTGATCTATATCATATGATCAAGGAACGCTTGTACAGAGAAAGACATAAAAAAGATGGAACCATTAAAAGGGTAATGCTTGTATTGCATGCCCTTTTTTACATGGATGACATTCTTATTCTTGGATCCAATTCAAGAAATCTAATGCTAGCTGCACAGGTGATCATTCAGACTTTAAAAGAAATGGGTCTTGCCGTAAAGGACTCCTGGAGATGCTTTAAGATCACAGAGGATTCTTTCATCGATATGATGGGATATCGCATCTATCGAGACCATATCACAGTGAGAAGAGGTACTTTCAAAAAGATAAAAAGAGCCTGCTTTCGATTTAAGAGAAAACCAAAGAGTTTTAAGTTGGCAAAACGACTTCTAAGCTTCAAAGGGATTCTGGAACATTCAGACTCTTTATCATTTATGCAGGGTAACAGTTTATATGCTTTGTTCAGAAAAGCTAGAAAGGTTGTTTCAAATGAATATAAGATTTTACGAGCAGAAACCGAACTTAGAACTCAAGGAATTTGATGACAATATCTATGTTTACATTTACTTAAATGAAGTAGTAAAGGAAGAAGTAGAAATCAACTATCCTGAGTCTGTCAACGAAGAGAATGTAAAGCATACAGTTTATTACTATGATTACGCGGAGTTCTGTGAAAAGAAAGAAAACTTGGATCTAGAAGATCTGAAGGCTCATCCAGAAAAATATTTAGACTATGTGCCGAAAGTTACTGAAGATCCAAAGCCAAAGACACTGGAAGAACAGATCCAGGATTTAAAGGACCAGAATGACATGCTGACACAGTGTGTTCTGGAAATGAGTGAGCTGGTATATCAATGATAGCGAGTTTCATTTATTTATTCTCAGGGAAAGGAGGCAGGGACATGATGGCTATGTTATGGGCACAACAGATCATGCTAGGTAAAAAGAAATATGCAGACGTACCTAGACTATTGAAAGACAAAGTTAAAGAATTGTTGATCGATAGTGGCTGTGAAGATTTAGTGACTGAATAAGTCAGGAGCCTACACTGTTAGGCTCTTTTTTCTTGTGAAGAGGAGGAAAGAAATATGAAATATTTAAAATCTGCAGACTGGTGGAATGCCGCATTGACACGTTGCTTGAAAACTATGTGTCAAACATTGATTGCTATGATCGGAACATCTCAGTTATTGGAACAGGTAGATATCAAAGTGGCCGTGTCTAGTACAATCTTAGCCGGTATCTTATCTATTCTTACATCCTTAGCTGGATTACCTGAAGTAGAGACGCCTTATACTGAAGACGAAAAAACGAAAGAAAATTAGTGAGGCGCTGGTAATGAACTTTGTAATTACTAGTGAACAGATTGTCTGGTGTCTTACTTTTATCGGTCTTGTCTGGGCAACTGTAAAGATTATCAAAGAGCTAAAAAAGCCTAGTGATGATTTGAAAGCTAAAGTTCAAAGACACGATGAGTTATTACATAAGGATAACGAACGATTGAATTCACTTGAAAAGATAACGCTGAATCAGGAAGGTATCAATCGCAAATTAGAGGAGCATACTCGCATTCTATCAGATCATGATGATCGGTTGGAAGAGGACAAGAAGCGAGGCGATCTGATGTTAAAAGCGAACATGGCCATTCTTGATGGGATGCTATCGGAGGATGATAAGGAAAGCCTAAAGGCTACACGAAAGGAAATCCAGGACTTTTTAGTCGAGAAGAATTAGGAGGACAGAATCATGGAAGAAAATGAAATCAAATTTGAAGATTTACCGAAAGAAACTCAAGAAGAACTTTCCAATGGCTTAGAAGAAGGAGTTGATCTAGTATGTCCTATTCAAGATTAGCTACTTACTGCAACCGAACTACGCAGCACTATACCGGCCGTTTTGGAAACAAAATCTGTAAAATTACACCACACTATATGGCTGCTGCATGGAGTGGAAGACAATGCGCTGACTACTTTGCCAGAAATCAACGCCAGGCATCATCCAACTACTGTATTGGTATCGATGGAGACATTGCCTGTTCCGTTGACGAAGAGAATGCAGCATGGACAAGTTCATCATGGTGGAATGATTCTCAGGCCATCACAATCGAATGTGGAAACATCGACAACGCGACTGGAGAAATGACTCAGGCTACTTGGAATGCCTTGGTAAATTTATGCGTAGACATCTGTAAACGTCATGGCTTCCGATTGAATTACACAGGTACAAGCGCTGGATCACTTACAATGCATAAGATGTATGCCGCTACTGCATGTCCTGGCGCATGGCTTGAGGCTCGTATGCCTCAGTTAGCGAAAGAGGTCAATGCTAAACTAGATGGATCTAATGTAAGTGCGGCCACTCCAACAGCTTCACCGAAGCCAACTTGTAAATATGGAGTCGGTACCAAGGTATGCACAAATACACTTTGGACTCAATCGCAAGGCGGTAAAAAATATACAGGTGACTGGAGCGGAACAATCACAAGAGTTATTGCTGGTGCCGAACATCCTTATTTGTTGAATAATGGTACTGGATGGACAAATGATGCCGGTATCGACTCAGATCCACATATTCCCGGAGGGACTGCGTCCAGCACTCCTACAGTGCTGAATAGAATTCCTTCTGACTTTGTAAAGGAAAACGCTACTTTCTATCCTAACTGCAATCTTAAGATTCGCAAGGCGCCTACTGAGAAAGGTGTGGATACAGGATTTATCTACGCTTCTGGTATGTCTGTACATTATGATGGGTATGTAAGACGTGAAGGATTCGTATGGATCTCATGGCTTTCTGCTTCATCAGGTGAGCGCCGTTGGATGAAAGCCGGTAAATTAAATGCCAAAGGTATCAATACTTCACCTTATGGAAGATTCTTATAAAAAGTTGTCATAAAAGAGTCAAAACCGTACAAGATGTACAGAAAATGATTCAAAATATCAAAAGTTGAACTATACTATTTTTAATGACTAAAGCCTACGTGTAATGCGTAGGCTCCTTTTTTTTATTCAGGTAAAGATTAAAAATGGATCTATGCCTTTTACATAGATCCATTGCATTATGCTACAATATTCTTGGACATGTAAGCCTGTAATGTGTACCAAATACATCGGGACGAGCACCGATGTACTAGCTACACCAAGCAAACTACTTTAAAACTATCTCAAGTGAAACAAGGTCATTGTCTGAAAGGACAGTGCCTTTTTTGTTATTCTTAAGTCGAACCGTCTTTTTATAGTGGATCACAGAGATAAAGGACTTCAGGAACTGATTCTTCTGATAGGCCGATACAGTATCATCCTCTAACAGATTAATGGCCTCATGAAGAGTTGCCTTGATCTGCTTCGTGTTTATCGGTTCGTTCAGTTTCTGCTTTTCCGCTTCGATCTGAGCGTTCAGTGCGATTCGCTCTTCATTCAGAACGCGGTTACGCTCAATAAATACCTTTTCAGTATATGAGCCATGTTCCAGATATTCATATAGTTTCTGTTGTCTTTCTTCCAAAGAGGCAAGTGTCGACTCAAGCTCAGACAGAATCGTCTCATGCTGCTTGACGGAGATCAGACTGCTTGTCTGTACATCCACCTCAAAGTCATTTAAATGCTGCTTAAGCCCTTTGATGACTTCTTCCGTGATCGTCTTTTCCGTAGTTCCATGGCATCCACAGTGAGAAGAACGTGGACAGAAGTATCGTATCGAGCCGTCTGCCTTGACCTGACACTTCATGGCATGATTGCATATAGCACATCTCAAGAGTCCTCTGAACGTGTTTCTAAATGTGGTGCCCTGACTGATTCGTGGCGCCTTGCCTTTGAGTTCCTGCACCTTCTGGAAGGTCTCCTTGTCTATGATAGCTTCATGTGTATCTTCTACGATGATAGGCTTTTCCTGATAGACATCCTTCTTTTTGATCTCACCGTTGATAAGGATACGCTCACGCTTTCTTCGGTTCCATACGATGCACCCTGTGTAGACCTGATTGCCAAGAATACGCAGTATAGAGGACTGTGTCCAGTAGCTTATTCTTCTTGGTCGGATATTCAGTTCATTCAGTTTGTTGGTGATGCGCTTGATGCCGTAGCCACTCAGGTACAGATTATAGATCATCTTCACGTACTCGGATTCAACGGGATCCACTACAAGGTACTGCCTTTTTCCTTCTTTGACTTTCTGATAACCGTAAGGCGGTTCAGGTGAAATGTAGTTTCCTTCAAGTATGGACTGCTTGGTTCCGCGCTGCATGATGCGTACAGAGTATTCAAAGTACTCACGGCCACGCATAAGCTCGTCCTGGAAGATTCGACAGTCGAAGTCATCCTTCAGGTTGAAGATCTTCGCGGGCGTGTAGATAAGAGTGTTGGAATATTTGAAATATCGTACTATGGTTCCACACTCTACCAGGTCACCACGGGAAAGACGCTGTGGCTCGACCACGAGAACGCCCTTGATCGTACTGGATTCGATGGCTCTGAAAAGAGCCTTGACCTGAGGTCTGTCTGAGATCATCTCACCGGATACGACTTCACGGTAGATGCACTCTTCTGGAATTGTATGTCCAAGCTGGTTTGTAGCAAAGTTCTGTAGAATTCGTTCATGCTTTGCAAGAACCTCCTCTACAGTCTCATCCGGATTGTCCTGACGAGATTTTCTTAGATACATAAGGTACTCATTCATTGTTCTTGTTTCCATCCTTTCTGAAATATGTTAAAATGAGCACTGTAAAAGGTGATTTTAGCAGGTCATAATTTTACAATGCTGATGCAGTTCTGTTGGCGCAGACTGTATCGATCTATCCTTCACTGTTGGCGCGGTGGAGGATCTTTTTTTATTGTCTTGAAATTGACTTTTAGCCTTGTACAAGTATAATATAAGTACAGATCAACTTGCGAAGGATAAACGCTGGGTCCCAGAATGGGGTAGGTGAGTAATCACTGAGCATTCCTATGTGCCGGGGGTTGATCTCTTTTTATTTTTGTTTCAAGCTGTCAACGAATCCAATAGGATTCTTTTTTATTTCATCTACAATGAAATCAACCAATTTTTCAGAATAAGTATAGGAAGTGTAATTTCCTAAAGAATGTTTATATGAATATTTATTATCCTCTTTGATGTCATAAAATTCGATAAATAAACTTAGCACATATGAATTGAACCCACTCTTGTATCCAAGTTTTATATTGGCCTTTGAAAGTCTGTTGTTTACGACTGCAATAATATTGTTAAAGGTATATTTATGAGTATTTGCGGGATCCTTTAATTCTTTAACTATAGCCACTTTATTTTGTGATTCATTACACATTGAGACAAAAAAGTCAGCTTCGTCTTTTTTCTTGGTTATATATAAATTCTGTTTAATTGGAATCGCAAATTTATCTGAATTATATTCCTGAGTCAATATGTCAATTTGATTTGATTGCTGAATAAAGCGTTCTGCAATTTCTGCTGGGTATTTTAATCTTATTTGTTCGTTTGATAATGGTTCATAATTTGCTGTTATGGTCAGAAAGTTTTGAGCAATAAATTTTGTTATATCCACACTGTGAAAACGACATATTTCATTGACAAAGTTTAAGACACAAGCCTGAAATAAGGGAGCATACTTTGCTTCGTAGTCTTCTGTAATGAAATGAGTGCTCATATTTCTCAACTCAATGATTTTTTCTAGATTTAATCTAATTCTGGTATTTTTATCAGAGTATATTTTTTTGATTGTTGGCTCTAAGCTTAATGTTCTCCCGGACTTGTCGCTGTAATAAATGTTTTCATTTCTGTTTAGCAATTCAGCCTTTAGCATAAGTTCCCAGGCATTGCATATAAAGAAACTAAATCCTTCGATTCTATATTTTATAGTTGGCTTGTTATATATTTCTAGGCCCATAATAAAGGCTTCGATACTTTTATCTACTAATTTTTGCTTAATTTCATTCATTCCGTATCTCCTTAAGTTTTCAAAAACTTATAAAGTAAAAACCTCCAATCCAATAACAGGAAAGGAGGTCTACTAGTCGCCTCGAAAGCAACCATTTCTTTTCCTATTATAGAATTTTATTGTTTAGGTATCAATTGTTTTAATTTATTATTTATATATGGGGTACCAAAACGGTACCCCATCCAAAGAGAACACCGATGTGAAGAACGCCTAGTCCGTGTTCTTTTTTTTGCTTTATCAAGGGGAGCCCTGTTTCAGGGCGTCAGGTCATGCCTTATTTATAGCCTTTTTACCAAGGGGTCCCTGAAACGGTGCCCCCTTTGGCCATCATGAAATATGACACCAGGTCTTGCTTTATTTATAGTCTTTTTACCAAGGGGGGCTACGTTTCACGGCCCCCTTTATAAGCTAGGCCACATGTCATATTTTATTTGTTGTCCTTTAATCTTTCACACTCCATACGAAGAATCATATCTACTGTATGCTTACCTTTATCATCCAGGGCCCTGTATTTATCTATAATATCTTTTTCATCTTCAGACAGCGTATAACTTGGAGTAGTGTTTATATGAAACATTTGATCGCCATCAAGCATTTCAAATAATTGTATTGTGCTATAGCCCATTACAGATGCAATTTTACCTAAAGCTTCTACGCTGGGGTTTGAATCTTCGTTGTTTACTATATTTGTTATATATGTATTAGATAGTTCACTTTGCCTAGAAAATTCTCTGATAGAGATATCGTGTTCTTTAATATAGTCTTTTATTATCTTTCCTAATTTCATATAGTGCTCCTTTCATGTCAACTATACAATACATAATTTAAAAAATCAATAAAAATGTAATTTATAGTTGACACTACATATTGTGTAAACTATAATTGACAATGAAAGGAGTGATCGACATGAAAAACAAAGTGAAAGAATATCGTGTTGAACAGAATCTGACACAAGAGGAATTGGCAAAAAAGGCAAATGTATCTCGTTATTTAATCTCAAGAATTGAGAATGGCGATGATGTTAACATCACTAAAAATACAATGCTTAGTATCGCGGAAGCCTTAAACTCAAATGTGTCAGATATTTTTTTATTCTAACTGTCAACCATAGCGGACGGTTATAGCGAATAAGATATCTGAGATATAGAAAGGAAACCAAGTAAAATGAATGACCTGCAATTATTTAAATTTGAAAACAAAAAAGTAAGATCTTTATGCATTGATGGAGAACCCTGGTTTGTTGGTAAGGATGTCGCAAATATTCTAGGATACTCAAGGCCAAAGGATGCTCTAGCAAGGCATGTGGATCAAGAGGATAAGGATGTAACAAAATGTGACACCCCTGGTGGAGCTCAAGAAATGACTATCATCAACGAGTCAGGACTGTACTCACTGATATTATCCAGCAAGCTTCCAAGCGCCAAGGAGTTCAAGCACTGGATCACGAGTGAAGTCCTACCACAGATTCGCAAGACTGGAAAGTATGCTCCTAAGCCTTTATCAAGAGAAGAGCTTCTGGCCAAGGCCGTACTGGAAGCCGATACGATGATCAAGGAGCAGAAAGAGCTTATTGAACAGAAGACAAAGGAACTGGAAGAAACAAATAATAAATTAGAGGAACAGAAACCGAAAGTAATCTTCGCGGAGAGCGTGGTTGCCAGTGACTCGGCCATCCTGGTCAGAGAGCTTGCTCATCTGATCAAGCAGAACGGATTCGCGATCGGTGAGAAGAGACTGTATGCCTGGATGCGTGAAAGAGGATATATCTGTAAAGGATCCTGCGAGCCGACACAGAGAGCCTTGGAGCTTGGTCTGTTTGAGATCATAGTACGTACTGTACAGCGTGGAGACAAGAGCCCTCTTGAAACAAGAACAACGAAGGTGACTGGCAAAGGCCAGGTGTACTTCATCAACAAGTTCTGCAGTGGCCGACAGGATGAAGATATTGAAGATGAGGAGAGCCTTATATGAGAAAAGAAAATGTCATCAGGGGAAGAATTCTGAAGGAAAAGGCACAAATGGTGCGAGTAAATGTGCCTTTAACGATAGATGGAAAAGAACTTGCTAGGTCTACTTGTCGTTCTCAGAAGTCAGCCACAAATGATAGGCTTTCAAAAGCTCTAGAGACGTTCGGTAAGAGATCACGGGGACTTTAGAAAGAAGAATACGAGTAAACTCTTCAAAGCCTTCTGAGTCATTTGTGAATGAAATATTCACTGAAATGTCAGAAAGTTCTTTACGAATCAGCATTGTCATCGTGTCCTGATGCTCATTGAGAATTGTCTCAAAGTCTTTAAAATCTTTATTCATGCTATACACCTCCTTCCAAAAGGAGATTGTAACACATAGAAAATCAGAAAAAGTATGCTACGAGCATACAAAGGAGAAAAGAAAATGAATTATGCACTTATATTTGTCTATTCAACTTTTACCAGTGTGATCGTGTCATTCTTTGTGTCGATGATCATAGGGAATTCAGTCGGAATCCATTATCTGAATAAATTGGATAAGGACTGGCAACATATCCTGGATAAAGTACTGGATGAAATAAGAAAGCATACACGTGTTTAAACGCATATGCTTAGAAAATCTAGACCTAATGGAGTGATGGAAATAAGACCTTTCAGTACATCAAGTGAATTGATCTCTGGATTACTTTCAAAATGTACTTTATTCATGCTGTAGTAAGTACTTGTCTTAAAAACATCGTATACAGACTCATCAGCTAGCCATTGTGAGTAATCGATAATAAGAAATCCTAGTCTCTGTAGATTAACCAAAGATGAAGCGTAATAGTCCGGGTCCTTTTCAAAGGCGTGAGAACCGTTTAAAAGAAAAACATGTTCCATAAGCATATTGGTATTCCCATCTGCTCTATTTAACTGATAGCAGGCTATTGGTTGCTTTGGTTTGTTTTTAAAGGTTTCTAAGATTTTAGCTTCATTTGGAGTCAATTGTTTAATTGCCTCAACAAAGAACGGATGAGCCTTATCGGTAGCTCTTGTATCGCACGAAGCAGCAATCAACTTGGAAAACATTTCTCTATACTGTGGCTCTTCAAAATAGAATTTGGAAGCTTCTAAAGCAGGGCCAAGTATATTCATCTTGGGATCTTGAAGATTTTCTTCAGGTATCGCAGATAAGCGGTTATTAACTTCTTCTGCATAGAGTTTAAGGTTGTTTTCTGAATCGATTTTCTTCTTGCCGTACCAGGTTTCAAGTCCCATTGTAAAACCTTCCCAGGCGTGAGCTAGAGTTTGGCCAATAGCGTTAGCAACAGGCTTAAATGTTGCATTGACAACCTCAGGCAGTTCAATCTTTATCGTTAACTGATTATCTGACATATAAATCACCTCCTTCCTGGATAGATAGTATCATCGAATTTTCAAAAGTGCATATAAATATGAAATTTCTCTGAACGGTATTTGCGGTGCCATTTCCCAGGTTAGAAAGGAAAACCTGTCGCCGCAAGATACTGGATCCTGTAATTTCGTTCGAGTCATATGACGCTCTTTCAGTCTGCGCTCTACCTACCTCACATTCAAAGCACCTGAAAGAAAAAGTAGTCAAAAAAAATATAATAAACCCCTTTAGCAGAGATCCAGAAGCTTTTAGCAAGGACATGAAGATACCAACTTTTCGCAAAAAACAAAATGTCCTAGTGAAGTGGCACCACAAATGCCGCTCAGAGATAAGAAAGGAAACATATGTACGAAACAAAAGAAGATTATGAAAAACTGAGAAAACAGTTTATTGAACAGTACGGAATCGATGAAGCAACCGAAGAGTTCTTCCAGGTTCTGTATAAGAAAAGACTGCAATATCATCTGATCATCGCAGTCCTAAGCTCATTAGTACTACTACTGTTAGTACTGAGACTATTAGAGATGTGATACCCGCAACAAGCTGCGGCCACAGTGTTCCATAGAAAAACCGGTTTCTTCTCCAGACACAGTATCTGAAGTAAGTATCCGTCAGTTCATAGAAAGTGGACTTCATGACTTTAGTCTTCGTTGTATCACTGAATTCATAGCGAGCCTCAAGAAAATGTAAGGTAGTAAGCTTTCTGGTAGTTTCTTTACCAAAGTAGGCCTCCGTTACTTGTTTCTTGATCCAGTGCAAACAGAAAAGTTTATATCGTTCACGGATATAAAGATTTATGTATTTGAAATTTGTATTCATAAGTATTCCTCCTGACTTAATTATATCAGGAGACAAGAAAGGAAATAACATTATGCCAACCGCAAAATCAACATCTAGAGCAAAGGCCGTAAAGAAGGCCGATGCCATTATGGAACAGCCGTGTGAGCTTGCTCCATTCGCAAACAACTCACATGAAACAGAGTATACAAGGATGATGCACAGATACTCAGAACTGGATAAAAGAGAGAAGGCAGTCTCAAGAAAGCAGACAGTTGCTAACTTAGTGCTTTTTGTTGGAGTACTGCTTGTGATCAGTTGCTTAGTAGGCACATGGTTTGTCTGCAGTACGATCCAGTCGCTTCAGTTATAGAAAGGAGGCTTGATTCAGATTGAGTGTAACTGTAGTTGCTTCAAATGATCCACAGTTTGAAGAAGTACTAAGAAAGTCAGTAATCGACTTTATCCGTAATGTGGAAAAGGAAAAACTAGAAAAGAAAAAATGATGAATAACGTGGAAGCGTCTCGAATCTTACAACCTGAACACTGTGCATATTGGCAAGGTCAAGCCAGTATCCATAATAAACATCGACTAAGTTGCTCTTGTTGTAAATATCTTCCTATTAAAAATCTATATCACAACGCATGGTGTTCAGGTTGTAGGACTCGAGAAGACATAAAAAAATGAGTCACCGGGACGAAACGCTGACTCATTGCTAAGATTCGAAATGTCTTTAGCTTCCTACATTATATCACATTAGAAAGGAAAACAGAAAAATGAATGATGATTTAAAAACAAGAATCAAAGAGTTGAAAGAAGAACTCGAACTGCTTGAAAAAGCAACAGATGCAGAGGACAAGACCCTGTTCACAATCACGGCAAAGATAGCCAGTCATAGTGATAAGGGAAGTCATATTGTAATCGGTGCAGACTACAACAACGAACAGATGGCTTTACTTTGTTACCTAGCCGGTATGAAAGTTTCTGAAGCTCATAAGGGTATTGAGAAACTGGTTAGTGGACTCTCAAATGACTTTGTACAAATGATGCTTGAACACGCTGAGAATGTCAAAAGCACAATCGTAGAGGAGGATGAATAAAATGTACTATCAGTTAATTATGCAGTTCAGTCTGGAAGAGATTGACAACGCCAAGAAGATCCTGGATCTAGCGAAAGAGTTAGATGTGAAAAGAATGGATTCGTTAGGTCCATTACCTGAACCGGAAACATTTGCCTGGGAAGAGAATAAAAAAACTCCGTCTCATAAGGGTAAGACAACTGAGAATGAAATTCCATTGGCCAAAGATTGGATGCCTCAAGAAGAAGTAGGTATGGGACCTGTAAAACCTGAAACAGAAAAGCCTCAGAAAGTAGAACACAGCTTTGAAGAATTACGTGGAGCCTGTGCCGAGTTCAAGCAGACACATGGACTTGAAAAGCTACTAGCCATCTTTGCTCAGTTTGGACAGAAGAAATTAACGGATATTCCTAAAGAACGTCATCAGGAATTATGGGAGGTACTGCATGCCTAGCTTCCATGCGGTTCTTTCCGCATCCAGTTCAAGCCGTTGGATCCACTGTACACCATCGGCAAGACTGGAAGAACATGTGACTGAAAAGGCCAGCATCTATTCAGCTGAAGGAACACTGGCTCACTCCAAAGCCGAAGAGAAGCTTCGTAACTATGTAGAAGGTCACCCTCACAGGAAAGTGAAATGCGAGGACGGTGAAATGGATGAATGTACTACCGCTTATCGTGACTACGTTATCGAAGTACTGAACACAGAAAAGAAGACATGTGAGGATGCCAAACTGGATATTGAGGTTCAGTTGGATCTGACTCCATGGATTCCTGAAGGATTTGGGACAAGCGATGCCGTTATCGTCAGTGACAGTACACTGCACGTTATCGACCTTAAATATGGAAAAGGAGTGCCCGTATATGCACCTCATAACTCTCAGTTACTGATCTATGCAGCAGGAGCTCTTCATGAGTATGAAGCCTATTATGCATTCGATAAGGTAAAGATGCATATCTTCCAGCCTCGTCTGGATCATATCAGTACCTATGAGATCTCAACTGTAGACTTGTGTGACTACATGGAGAATGTCATCAAACCTGCGGCCAAGAAAGCCTGGGAAGGTCAGGGAGAACAGGAAGCGGGCAAGTGGTGTCAGTTCTGCAAGGTGAAAGCCAACTGCAAGGAAAGAGCCAAGATGAACGTTGCGATTGCGGAACAGAACAAACTGTATGATGCCATGCTTCTTACCGATGATGAGGTCGCATCCTTGCTTCCTAGACTGAGTGAGATGAAGAAATGGTGTGCCGACATCGAGGAGTTTGCCTTGAACCAGGCTCTTTCAGGAGTCCATTACAAAGGCTACAAAGTCGTTGAAGGAAGAAGCAGTCGAAAGATCGTGGACGCGGATTCCGTGCAAAAGCTATTAATTGACGAAGGATTTAAGGAAGACGAATTTCTTAAACCAAAGGAGCTGTTATCCATCACGAATTTGGAAAAGCTTGTCGGTAAGAAGAAGTTCACAGAACTGGCCAGTCCATATATCAACAAGCCGGAAGGAAAGCCGACTTTAGTAGAAGAGTCAGACAAGCGTCCTTCGATCGTTAAGACCGGAGTTGAGGACTTCCAGGATGAAGTCCAGTAGACATTTAGATAAAAGAAAGTAGAGGTAATTATAATGTCAACAATTCAAAAAGCAAAAACAGGAGTCGTAAGATTCACATTCTGTCACTTGGCAGAACCATACGCATATGCAGATGGACCTAACAAGAAATACAGTGTGGATATTCTGATCGACAAGTCAGACAAGGCTACATTGAATACGATCAAAGCCAACTATGATGCAGCTAGACAGAAAGGTATCAACGACTATGGTAACTCGTTTGCGTCAAAGGCGACACCTTTCATTCGACCTGCTGGATCAGATAAAGGACTATTAGTCGACTGTGATCAGGATCCAAGATTAATGTCAGATGCAAACTACAAGGGAATGTACAAGCTAAGTGCTAAATCAACGACAGCACCGGATGTATGCAAGATCCAGGGCGGTCAGTTAGTAATCATCCCTAAAGAACAGATTGCATCAGAAGTCTATTCAGGATGCTATGGAAAGATCACATTCAACTTCTTCCCGTACATCAAAGGAACAGGCGGAATCTCTTGTGGCTTGTCTAATGTATTGAAGACAATGGATGGTGACTACCTTGGTGGTCGTGCTTCTGGTACATCTGATTTTGCAGATGAAGTAGAAAGCACTGATGACAATGGCTGGTTATAAGAATCTTCTTCATATAGACCTGGAAACCTATTCGCGTGTAGATCTTGGAAAAAGCGGAGTATACAAGTATGCAGAGAGTCCTGACTTCAGGATTCTCTTATTTGGATATGCATTCAACGATGAACCGGTAACTGTGATAGACATGGCCAATGGAGAACATCTTCCAATATCGATTTTAAATGCACTTACAGACGAGAACGTTATCAAGATAGCTCATAATGCCAACTTTGAAAGAGTCTGTCTGACAAGGCATTTAAAAGACCTGCAGGTACTGGATAACTGGTATTCGAAGGACTTTGATGAAAGCCTGAGCTATGAAGGCTTTCTTCCTCCTGAACAGTGGAAGGATACGATGATTATGGCCGTAGAACATGGCTATCCTGGTGCTCTTGCTTCCTTAGGTCCTGCTTTAGGACTGGATGATGACAAGGTCAAGCTTGCAACCGGAAAACGTCTGATCCAGTACTTCTGCTGTCCTTGCAAGCCAACTAAGGCCAATGGCGGAAGAACGATCAATCTTCCTAAGCATGCGCCTGATAAGTGGGAGACCTTCATCGAGTACAACAGGCGTGATGTTGAGTCTGAGCAGGCCATCTACAATACACTGGATGCCATGGGTGAGATTCCTGACTTCGAGTGGGAGAACTGGTACATGGATCAGCATATCAACGACAGAGGTATCCAGGTAGCCGTTGACCTGATCCAGTCTATATGGAGCTACCATGAAGAACTGAGTGAAAGCCTTGCAAGAGAGGCTAAGGAAATCACAAAGCTGGATAACCCGCAGAGTGTCATGCAGTTGAAACAGTGGCTGTTTGACACGCAGGGTATCACAGTAAACAGTATTACAAAAGAAGTCGTTAAGGACCTTTTAAAAGAGGATATAAGCGACGATGCAAGAAGAGTTCTTGAGATACGTCAGGAACTTGGAAAGACAAGTGTCAAGAAATATGAGGCCTTCATCCGTTCTGCATGCAGTGATGGAAGAGTCAGAGGGTGCTTCCAGTTCTTTGGAGGCCGTACAGGAAGATGGGCCGGTCGATTGATCCAGCCACAGAACTTCCCCAGAAACTCTTTCGATGATATGGAGACGGCTCGTAATCTGGTAGCTCAGAAGGACTGGCCAACACTGGAAGCTCTTTACGGCTCAATGAATGATGTGTTCTCGACACTGATAAGAACAATGATCATACCACGTCCTGGAACAGTATTTGCTATTGCCGACTACAGTGCCATCGAAGCACGTGTGATTGCGTGGCTTACACGTACAACGTGGAGACAGGATGTCTTCAAAAACGGAGGCGACATCTATTGTGCGTCTGCCAGTCAGATGTTTGGCGTTCCTGTAGAAAAGCATGGCGTAAACGGACATTTAAGGCAGAAAGGAAAAATTGCTGAGCTGGCACTTGGATATGGTGGGGGAACGGCAGCACTGGAAGCCTTTGGCGCCAGCAAGATGGGAATCGAGCCGGAACAGCAGCAGGAGATCGTAACAAAATGGAGACAGGCCAGTCCAAATATCCCTAACTTCTGGTATGCCTTAGGGCATGCATTTGAGAAGGCTATCAATGGAGGCTATACACAGCTTGACCGCAACATGGCCGTATTCAAGTCACATGGCAATGTGTATATCCAGCTTCCTAATGGCAGAAGGATAGCCTATGTTTCGCCATGTATCGAAGATGGCCAGGTCAAGTTCATGGGCTTGAATCAGACTACACGTCAGTGGTGCTGGATTAATACCTGGGGTGGAAAGCTTACGGAAAATGTAGTTCAAGCCATTGCACGAGACTGTCTGTGTGAGACGATGAAAGGCTGTGACCTTATAGGCGTTGACTGTGTCATGCATGTACATGATGAGGTCATCTGTGAAGCCAAGGCAAGCCTGGAGAAAGAAGCATTTGAAGCCTTGCTAGAGGTAATGGCCAAACCGATTGAGTGGGCACCGGATCTGATCCTGGTAGGTGATGGATTTACAAGTACCTACTACAAGAAAGATTAATAGTATGAAGAAGTATAAAAGAGAAATCATTGCCGGCATCCTTTGGATACTTGTCTTTAGTTTCCTTATATGGATGCTGAAGCTGGTGTTTGGACTGGATGTCGCAGAAGCACCTAGACTTGGTGCATGACAGGAGAATGACGATGTCAGCTAAATGGATAGATGCAGAGGACAAACTTTTAAGACAGCTTACTTCTATCGGACTGAACGCAAAGCAGATACACAGTACGTACAGTACTCTGCTTCAGGGACGCTCGGTAAAAGCTATCGAACAAAGACTCTGCTATTTAAATAAACCCGCAGAACAGAGAAGACAGGACGATATAGCCAGTATGGATGATGTAGACCGCCTGATCGAGGCAATAGACAATGCCAGAGACCGCATCTGCAACCGTCTTGACAGTATCGCTCTGTCACTGGCTCATCTGAACCGGATCATGGAAGAACCTGCACAGGATACTGTTTTATCTGAAAAAACTATGCATGTCTTCCAGGATATCAAAAAAGTCAGTACAGAGACACTGGACTCTGTGAACACAATTAGAAATGATCAGAAGAATATTCTGAACCGAATGAAAGATAAGAACAAGCAGACAGAAAGGAGATAACACATGAAGATTGCCACATGTAAGAACCGAAGACAGAGACAGTACTACAACCAGGAAATGTCGTGGCAGGCTCTGATGGATAAACTGAGCGTTACGAAAAGAACAAGTGAGACCGTAGCACAGTATGCATCCATGACAAGAGACCAGCAGTCAGAAATCAAGGATGTAGGGGGCTTTGTTGCAGGGGAACTACGAGAAGGGAAACGAAACAATCAGTCAGTTATCTCCAGAAGCTGTATCACACTGGATGCAGACTTTGCACCTGGTAACTTCATTGATTTGATCAATGAAAAAGCAAACTTTAAGGGGTGTATTTATTCAACACATAAGCATACATCCGAACATCCTAAATTCAGATGGATCCTTCCTTTATCCAGGAACGTGAATCCAGATGAATATGAGTTCCTGGCCAGATGGGTCGCCTCAAGAATCGATATGGATATCTTTGATGATACGACCTATCAGCCGGCTCGTATGATGTTCTGGCCATCGACTTCAAGCGATGGAGACTATGTCTTCAAAGAGATTGACGGAATACTTCTAAACGTGGATATCGTGTTGAAAAATGTAGACGATTGGACAGACATGAGCTTCTGGCCACGTTCGTCAAGAGAAACTGAATTACATAAGAAGATTACAGGCAAGCAGGAGGACCCATTAACGAAGTCCGGATGGATCGGTGCCTTCTGCCGTGCTTACAACATACATGAAGCCATCGCTAAGTTTATCCCGGATGACTATGTGCCTGTGGATAACGATGCAAACCGCTACACCTATGCCAAAGGTTCTACTGCAGGAGGACTTGTTATCTATGAAAACAAGTACGCCTATAGCAACCACAGCACAGACCCAACAGGGCAGATGTTATGCAACGCCTACGATCTTGTAAGACTGCATCTGTGGCCAGATGCCACGGACAGCGATTCGAATGAGTTCATGCTTGAAATGATGCAAAAGGATGAACTCACAAGAAAGCAGCTGGCAAAAGACAAGCAGAATGAGATTCAGAATGACTTTGCCGATGAGACGCAGGAACGGAGTAGTGAGACAGTAGAACCAAGTAAAGACGAAGTAAACTGGCTTGAAAACCTGGATGTCGACAAACATGGAAACTTCAGAATGACTACGGACAACATCGTCAAGATCCTGACGCTTGATCCCAAACTGAAGGACTCTATCGGTGGAAATGACTTATTCGCTCAAAAGCCGGTCAAGACTGGAGATCTTCCATGGTGGAAGTTCAACCCAACTGACAGGACCTGGAACGATACAGATGATGCTTCACTTCGCTACTATCTTGAAAAGACCTATCACATCGTGGCCAAGGGCAAGATTGATGATGCCGTAGCCTATGTACAGGAACAGAACAGTTTTCATCCGGTACGTGACTACCTGGACAGTCTTGAGTGGGACGGAGTGCCTAGACTGGATACTCTGTTTATCGACTATCTTGGAACGCATGACAGTGCCTATACAAGAGCCGTAGCCCGTAAGTCGATTACGGCTGCAGTGAACCGTATCTATGTACCTGGATGCAAGATGGACTATATGCCTGTGCTCGTAGGCCAGCAGGGTATCGGTAAATCGCATATGCTAAGTATCCTTGGCGGTGACTGGTTCTCAGATTCAATCACTACGATTGCTGGAAAAGAAGGATATGAGGCACTGCATGGATCATGGATCGTTGAATGGTCTGAATTGTCGGCCGCTAGAAAAGCAGACATCGAATCCATGAAGCAGTTTATAAGCAAAAGGGACGACAGATACAGAAAAGCATATGCAAGACGAGTTACAGACAACCCAAGACAGTGCGTTTTCTTTGGAACCACGAATGACACAGAGTTCTTAAGGGACTATACAGGTAACCGACGTTTCTGGCCTATTGGAACAGATCCAGAGCGTGCAACGAAGGTTGTTTTTACACAGCTTCCTAAGGAACGTGATCAAATCTTTGCCGAAGCAAAGCAGAGATTCAAGGAGCATGAACCATTATTCCTGGACGGAGAGCTATTGAAAGAAGCTCAGCAGGCTCAGGAAGAATACACGTACAGAAGTGTGCGTGAGGACATGGTTCGTGAGTACCTGGACAGAAAGCTTCCGGCTAACTGGCTGGATATGGAAGTGGGTGCTCGTGTTCAGTGGCTTGAGAATCCAAAGAATGAAGGCCTTGAAGAACGTGACTGTGTGAGTCTATTAGAGATATGGTGCGAGGTCTTCAACGATGTAAAAGTAAGATTCTCAAACTCAGATCAAAGAGAACTGAAGGCCATCATGGATCACATTGGCTGGAAGCGTACTGGAGCTATAAGAGTACGTGGCGCATCCTACGGAAGGCAAAGGGTCTATTTAAGGCCGAAGAAATAACAACAATTTGAAAGGAAAACAAATATGGAGAATAAATTAACAGATTTGAACAATATCCTCTTCGAACAGATTGAGCGTCTAAATGATGACGATCTGCACGGTGAGGCATTAAAGCAGCAGATCAAGAGAAGCCAGGCAATTGAAAGTGTTGCAGGTATGATCATTGCCAATGCCAATACTGTACTAAAAGCAGAGAAGATGAAAATGGAATACGCAATGGATGACAGAGATCCTGATCAGGTGCCTGAAATGTTAAGAATCGAAGACAGAAAGAAGATAGGATAATGCCTAAATACTTACTCAGTAAAGAACAGAGTGACTACCTGGTCAGTATCATTGAGGGAAGAAGAGTTAGTGAAGTGACTAAAATGCTAAATGAGCACTTCGGCACTTCCTTTACAGAAAAGCAGATAGATGCCTACAAGCATAATCATAAGTTGAAAAGTGGCATTAACCCAGGACGGTGCCTTGGAAGCTGTAGAAAATACACTGTGGAACAGATTGAATATCTAAGAGAAATCGCTCCCGGAAGAGGAACCGATGAAATCGCGAGGATGTTCAATGAACGATGGGGTACAAACTATACACGTCAGCAGATACAGTCCATCAAGAAGAACTACAAGATCGTCTCAAGCTGGGACACCCGGTTTAAAAAAGGTCATGTTCCAGTTAACAAGGGTACTACGGGCATGTTCAATGTTGGTGGTAATATTGGAAGCTTCAGTAGAGGCCATAGACCAGATAACTGGTGCCCTATTGGAACTGAGACTGAGAGCAAGGATGGCTACGTGTATGTAAAAATAGCGGACAAGTACAAAGGAAAGAAAAAGGATAACTGGAAGGCCAAGCACATACTTATTTATGAAAAAGCACATGGGCCTATCCCTGAAGGATATAAATGCGCTTTTCTAGACGGCGATAGAAGAAACTATGACCTAGATAATCTTGTCCTTGTCAGTAAGGCCGAAAGTGCCTATATGGCTCGAAACAGGCTGTATACAGATGATAAGGAACTGACGCGTACCGGTGTAGCGCTTGCTAGGCTTGGTACAACTATCAATAAGAAAGGGAAGAACAAATGAAAGACAAGATGTGGGACTTTCTCGAAAAGGGACAGAACAGTAGTGGAAACCCGGAAGGCCTGGAAAGTCTAGTTGATGAACTGATTTACATGACATCACAGAAGACTGCAGGACAGAACCGCAGTGACAACAAGAAGGACCTTCCATTTGCCCTTGTTGACCTTTTAAGATGGTCTATCGTTTGCGAGGCTACCGCTCTTGTACTGGATAAGAGGTGGCCTGAAATTAAGAAGTTATTTGAAAAGGAGAACAAACAATGAATCCAGAAATTAAATTGCACACAGATTTTGAAACTTTTACAGAAGATCATACTGAAATTACGGAACAGTATAAACGCAATCAGTGGCTCTATAAATTTGGTGACATCAAAGTAAGTGTGATCTGTCATATGTATGAAAGAAGGATTATATCTTACAGAGATGGCTTTTCTCCATTTGAGTTAGCACTTATAGGTGCTGATAATGGAATGATCGGTGATCCTATTGGATATCTAACAGAAAAGAAAGTAAATCGAATCCTTCACAAAATAGACAGAGCCATAAAGATGAAACAGGCTATCAATGAGGACTTTGTGGAAAGACTAGGAGGCTGCTGATATGACAAAAGCAAATGAATACTGCAAGCAGGCAATTGAAATGAACAAAGTAGCGTATGGAGACAAAGTGGATATGATCAATCATCCTAAGCATTACTGCAGAGAGGATGCTATTGAATGCCTTGATGAGATGAGGCTTGTATTTGGTGATGATATCGTAGCAGCCTTCTGTCTATGCAATGTGTGGAAGTACCGCTACAGAGCCGCCAGCAAAGGTCAGGAAGAAGATCTGAAGAAGTCAGACTTCTATATGCGTAAATATAAGGATCTTATTAATGAGGGGCTGTTGCAAGGAGACAAGTCACTGCAGGAACTGAAAGAGGCAGTTCACTTTGATTTTCAGGGACCTGTAAACGGGGATGATAATCAATGACAAAGGAGTGAAGAACTATGTGGGTTAGAAGTCAGAATTTATATGTGATAGTTAATTGTGAGTTCTTTTTTATTAAACAATGTGGAGAAGAAGAATTTGATGTTATTGGTGATAGAGACATTTTCATGGGTGAATATTCTACAGAAAGAAAAGCTTTAGATGTTCTAAATATGCTTGAATCATGGATAACACATCCAACAGAGGATGTGTTCTATATGCCGGATGATGATGAGGTTTAGATATGACAGAAAAAGATTTAGAAGAAATAAAGCAAAAATACGGATTCACATTACATCCTAGTGCATTTAATGGTAAGCCAATCAAGTATGTTTCAAAAGAAGAGTATGAAGAAAAGATTCATAAGATATGGAATCAAATGTTTGAAGTAGCATGAACAATGATGATTCAGATGAGGAGGATGGTATTTAATGGCAAAGGGACACAAAAAGATAGCTGGATCGTATTGTTATAAGGGTAATGGATGCACGAGCAGATTCTGTGAATTTTGCTGTAACGGTGATAAATATGAAGAAATTGAAATTGAATATGAAGATGAGAATCTAAGCGAAAAGTTAGTTGAGCTGTATGCAGAAGAAATTGGAAACATGGCAAAGGATATCGAAGTACTGGACACTTGCCTTGATCTAATAGATGTATTCATTAAAACATATTTCTGTAGAAATGGTGGGTGCGAGAGATGTCCATTAGCCCGTTACACAGAACCTGATCATTTTCCGGCTTGTAGATTTGATGATTTTGTTGGGTATATGGTAGATCTAGAAAGATATTTAGAGGAGAACGAAAATGATTAAAATTAAATTTATTAGTTCGGACTATGCAATAGATGCAGAAGATGAAAGATGTGCGTTATTGCGCAATTATAGAGTTGAACAGGGTACTTTAGGTGAATTTCTGGAGTACATCGATAAGCATAAAGACAAGTGGCTTGTTACCTTGAAGACCCTGACAGTTGATTTCTATGGCAAGAAAAGTGGAAGGTATACCAATTGCTATGATATCTATCCATGCGATGAATTAAATGGTGTGAATCAGGGTTTAAAGGGCAACAGACGTATTCCTTCTAGTTTATTAGAAGAAAAGGTATTTGAATTTACGGTTTTCGATTATAAGAATTCAGACAGAATAGATATTCTTGTCAGTGGTGAAAGAAGTGATAGCTAAATGCTGGAATATCAGAATGAAAAGATGCTGTTTGAACTGGAGAAAAAGGAGCAGGAGAATGACGGCTAGAGAAATGTTTGAAAAGCTTTGGTATACAAAACACGTTTCTGACAATCGCATTGTATACGAAAACGGAAATTATATTATGCGTGACATAATTGATTTTAATTTAAATTGATTTTAATTTAAAAGATAGAATTGTTCACTCATATACAGAATATGAAGCAGGAAATGCAATAAAAGGTTTGACTGTGAATGAATTCAAAGCTATTCAAAAACAAATGGAAGAATTGGGGTGGATTTAAATGGCAACAAAAGAAGAATATGAAGAAGCTTTATATAGTATGCAAAGTATATATTGCGATTTAGATAATTCTATCAGTGCAGGAGCAAAGTTTAACAAGGGTGTGCACCTTCTTTACGAATTAGTAACTGAGCATTTTGAAGAAAAAACAGAAACTAATTATGAACATTTCGAAGATGAAATAAAAGATACACTGTTTAATTTTGCAGTAAGAGATGGAAAAGTTGTACCGTGTAAAGGTTGTCCTTGTGATGAATGTTTTTTCAATGACGCTAACATTACGTGCGATATAGCGAAAATGAAATGGTCATTACAGAAGCATGTAGAAAAGGTTGAATTAACTCAGTTTGAATACGATCTTTTACGTACAAATAATATGAGTCACGATAGAAAACTAAGTAGCTTTGCTACATACAAAGGTCTGAAAGAAATTGGATATTTTAAAGATATTGATCTTGATCTAACGATTGATGAGATTTTAAACAATTGTGAGGTGGTTGAATGATCTACTTCATGATTGGGTTCTTTGTCGGAGGGCTAGGTGCGATGATACTGTATTCCTTTATCGCGTCCGAAAGGATCAACAGTCTGGAGTACCAGAACGAACAGTTGATGTATGAACTGGAACAAAGAAAAAAGGATCTATTAGCGTACAGGTGCATGTATGCAAGTGCTTATGATGGATTCGAGGATACAAAATGAACAGAGAATTTATAGATGCAGGTATCAAGCTGCATGTAACGATCGAAAGCAAGGATGCACTTAGAAAGCTGGAAAAACTGATGGTGTCTTTATGGCATACAGCTAGAGAACAGGCACGTGAAGATGAGGAACTGAATGTTTGTAGTATGGATTCAGAAATATACAGAAGAATACAGGAGAGTGAAGATGAAAAAGAAAAAATTTGTTATGACTAAGGAGACAAACTTAGAACATTATCTCGAACAGATTAAGAAAATTGAGGACTATGATTCCTTCTGTATCAGAAAGGACGATCAGGCATTATGTGCTTGTGGAGAAGTAGATTGTAATGGATGTACATTTGAAGACGCGGGTAACTGTGCTGTTGTCAGAATAGACTGGATGGCAGGTCCATATATCGAAGACAGTCGCTATCGTCTGACAAAAGTTGAATGGGATATCCTGGATGCCTATGTTCAGGAAAGTTATCCAGGCACGTTCAAAATGTTTAGTAATCTGATGTGCATGAAGGAAAAGGGCTACTTTAAGAACGTGGATCCAGGTAAAAAACTGAAGGAAATCCTGGAAAATTGTGTTGTGGTCGAGGGTAAAGAATAGAAGTAAAGCACTGTTGCGTAAAAAGGGTTTAAACGCAACAGCGGCAACAGTGCGCAACAGTGATGTTAACTTGTGAAAAAATACAAAAAAATCACATAGCAACAGTGACAACAGTGAACGTGAAAATCGGCAACAGTGATTTTCGAGAGCGTTGCGACAAATCTGTTTTAAATAAGAGCTATTTCACAGTAGTGCAACAGTGGCAACAGTAATTTTGTTAACTTAATAAATATATATAAATGTATATAATGCGTGCACACATGTATGCGCGCGCGTAACAATATATAGTAAATATGATATATATAGAGAAAAAGTTGGGACTACCGTTTCACTGTTGCTTCTGTGTCCTGACATTGAAAGGAAGGTAAAAACAATGAATCGAGAAACAAACAAGGTCTATATAGGACAGTACGGCATCGAGATGCAAAGTCTTGTGGCTGTTGAAGAACTGTCTGAACTGCAGAAGGCCATCACCAAGCTGACCCGATATCCTGAAAAAAGTACCAAGCCACTTGAGTATAAAGGCTTACGTTCCAATCTTGTGGAAGAGATGGCTGATGTACTGATCATCATGGATCAGATGAAATACTACTATGGCATAAGCGATGATGAAATTAACGACATCATCCAGGCTAAACAGGAACGCATGATGAAAAACTACAGGGAGGGCCTTCAATGATCACAGAATCAAATGTAGAACTCTATCTTGTGAATAAGATCAACTCTATCGGCGGTCTAGCAATGAAGTTTACAAGTCCAGGGCTTTCCGGTGTACCAGACAGACTCATACTCTACAGAGGCTTTGCTTTCTTTGTTGAACTGAAAAAGCCACATGGCAAACCCCGAGAACTTCAGAAGAAGATGGCCAGGCGTATAAGAAGCCGAGGTATCAAGGTGTTCTGTATCTCAACCAAGGAACAGGTTAATGAGCTTGCAGCAATGCTTGAATCCGGTATCGAGCCAATGGAGCAGCACTTTGATCGAATTTAAGCCGCATGCCTATCAGAAGAAGGCTATCCAGTTCGGCCTGGATCATGAAAGATGTGGTCTTCTTCTTCCTATGGGTGCAGGAAAGACAGTAACTACACTTACAATACTGAATGAATTAATAGGTATCGAAGTAGCGAGGATACTGATCATAGGTCCTGTGCGTGTCATAAAGAGCACATGGCCTGATGAGATACAAAAGTGGTCTCATACTAAGGACATAAAGTTTTCAGTTGTTGCAGGCACTGCTGCACAGCGTAAGAAGGCATTAAAGGTGGATGCACAGATCTATCTTATCGGAAAAGAGAATGTGACATGGCTTGTAGAACAGAACCTGTTCGATTTTGACATGGTTGTCATCGATGAACTTTCCACATTCAAGAATCCAGGTTCCAAAAGATTCAAGGCACTTCGTAAGATGATGCCACTGACTGAGCGCTTCATAGGTCTAACGGGTACTCCTGCCCCCAAGGGAGTGCCTGACCTGTGGGCTCAGATCTATCTTATGGATCAGGGTGAAAGACTTGGCAGAACATTGTCTGAATTCAGAGCCAGGTATCTTAAGCCCGGAAGACAGAATGGCCATGTCGTGTATGACTGGAAAGTGCGTGATGGCTGTGAAGAACTGATCTACGAAAGAATCAGTGATATCTGCATGAGCCTTGATCAGAAAGACTGTGCTGAGCTTCCCCCTGTTCAGTACATCAAGGTTAAGGCCAGCATGTCAGAAAAAGCCATGAAAGCATATACAACATTTAAACGTGAAAAAGTGCTAGAATTTGAGAGCAATGAAGAACTGATGGCTGTGAATGCAGGAGTCCTTTGTGGCCAGCTGCTGCAGATGACCTCGGGAGAGATCTATATCAAGGATGAATTTGGTGACAATGTAGGCACGAAAGTGATACATGATGCAAAGCTAAATTCTTTAGATGATCTGATTGAATCAGCTAACGGAAATCCGGTTATGGTGTTCTATTACTACCGTCATGAGCTTTCACGAATAAAGGCCCATTTAAAGGCTCAGGGCCTCAACGTAAGAGCCTTGAGCGATGAAAAAGACGTTCGAGACTGGAATAATGGAGACATTGATGTCCTTCTGATCCATCCAGCCAGTGCCGGCCATGGTCTTAACCTTCAACAAGGTGGTCACATAGCTGTATGGTACACATTACCAAATTGGAACCTTGAACTGTATCAGCAGGCAAATGCCCGAATCTACAGGCAGGGACAGAAAGAGAATGTGTCAATCTATCAGATCATAGTTCCTGGAACCATTGATGAGGATATGCTGAAGGCGCTGGATGAAAAGGATGTAACACAAAAGAGGCTCATCGAAGCCTTGAGGAGGTAGCATGAAAGCAAAGCTAATTAAACTGACTTCTGGATATGAGCATGGACTTGTTGCAGGAACCGGAAGACTGAAAAGGGATTACATCGGACTGACCGGTGAGATCCTACGGAAAAGATGCTACAAAAGTGACGTGGGCTCACATTTTGTGTTGATGGACATCCAATTTCCGGACGGAGCCCTGTTCTGCGTTGAACCGGAACAGGTCCGTATCCTGGAGGAATAATCTGAAAATAAAATTTATAAAAAGAAGAAGTTAGAAGTACAAAAGGGCGCAAAGCCCCTTTCCCCAAATATAAAGATTATTGTGTTGCTATAATATTGGCATTTTGCTGAATCATTAATGTTAATTCTTCAACTGTAAGTCCAATATCTAGTAGTTGCTTAATATCTGATTTCAAGTTGTTCTTAACGTATTTAAGTCTTTGTTCAACCGGTGTTTCAACTTCTGACAAGTCTGCAGGATTCCAGATTTCTCCTGTAAGAAGCATATGATATGCGGCTACAAGTATTTTTCTGGCAATCGCAATATAAGCACGTTTCTTTCCTCGGCGCTTTGAAATCTTATTAAACTTGTTGGCGTAGTAAGGATGGCTCTTATCCTTGACTGCTGCATGTGCAACTTCAACCAAACATGGTTTAAGATATACTCCGGCTCTGGAAATGCGTACAGATTTTTTCTTTCCTGCTGACTGGTTACTGGATGGAGTTAAACCTGCCCAAGAAGTTATTCGTCTTGAAGTAGTGAATTGATTCATATCTATACCGATTTCAGAAAGAATAATGACGGCAGAGTTTCTAGAAACACCAGGTATTTGACACAAAAATGAAATATAGTCTTCGTATGGCTCAATCATCAAATCAATAAGTTTATCAAGTTTTTGAATATTAGATGATAATTGTTTAATGTGATCATTTACTAGTTCTATACGAGCTTTCTGGACTGGTGTTAAATCGGTTCCGTTAACAGAGTCAAGAATCATATCAGGAGATGCTTTACATTTTTTGTGAACTTTTGAAAGAATATCTTCATCTGTGTATGGATTATCTGATAGAATAAGGTCGATGATATTAGATGCGGATTTGCCGAAAACATCAGTAAAGACCATATCCAGTTTACAATTACCAGAAGTAAGAGCATTCTGAAAACGGTTCTTTTCACTGGAGCGCATATTTACAAGTTTGTATCTATAGCGAGTGAGTTCACGGAGAATACGAAAATCTTTTTGAGGTATAAAACTACTTCTAACAATACCGAACTTAAATAAATCAGCAATCCATTTGGCATCTTTATCGTCGTCTTTCTCGCCTTTAACAGCGCGCACCCATTTAGGGTTGGCAACGACGATATTGGAAATGTGAGATTCCAATACATTGTAGACAGGAATATAGTACTTACCAGTGGATTCCATGCATACATTTTGACAGTCGTTTTGAATCAGCCACTCTCTAAAGCGGATCAAGTCGTTGTGAAAAGTCGAGAATCTTTTTTTTAGATAAATGGGTTCAACGGATTCAGAAATGCAGATAACTGCGACAATGAATTTTTTGTGCACGTCGATACCGCAAACACGAGGATAAATGATTTTCATGGAAAAAGCTCCTTTCAAAATAAAGAAGAAAGAAGCATTGACTGAACGAGTGGCACTAAAGATTAACTAATAGTCAATGATTAATCTGCGGACTTGATGTCAACACTAATGTGTGCTTGAAATACTCGAACTTACACTGGTTAGTATGCTGATTTAATCTGAACGAGATGCAGAAGTCTGCAACTCACCTCACCGTGCTCTGTAGTGTACTTCTAACTTCAAGAACATGGTAACAAATAAAAGATAAAAAATAAAAGCAAAGCTCAATGCACATTTTAATTCCAATGTGTGCCTTGGAGCAAAGCGGAAAGGCATGGTAGGTTAGTATGGTAAAAATTATTGTCGATAAAATAGATGGTCATATTGTTTATTTAAGATACTTTGAAGAAATGGACGAAAATAGAATGGAAACTCTTGTATTCGATTTAGATTCATATAAAACCATCAAACATTCTAAAGGAATCGATGTATCTACATTCTATTCTAGACATGCAAAACAAAAAGTTTACACTACATGGGAAGAAACAGGCGAAGTCCCTAAAGTTCTTGTAGCTGCTTGGATGTGAAAAAGAGGTTTCAAATGCTATGTTAACAAGAATGGAATTTAAATTTAGTGAAGAAAAATGTAAAAAGTACGGAGTCACGTTGAATGCGTGCTATAAAACTATTGAGAAGCTAATGGCAGAATATGATATTCATCAATATGGATTAGGTGTATATGTAGCATCTTTAAAAAAAGCGTTTACACCTTTTAGTTTGCTTGCCTGTGACCTTCCTGAATGTGAATGGTTTGTTAATACAATTGAATCTTGGTATTGGTTCGAAAGTAATGAATATAGAAACTATGATGATCCAGATTATGATTGCCTAATTCAATTGGAACTGAAAAAATGATAGAAATAGACGAAGTAAAGTCGTTAATTGAAGGAGAATCAAAATGATTATCAAAAATACAGAGGCAGGAAGAAAAGTACAACAGGTAGCAGCAACGATGGCTATATCAGATATGTATTTAAGTAAAGAATTTATTGAAAAGCTTTTAAAAGTAAGCAATGGAGAAATGACAACTGATGATTTAATTAAGGAGTTAAATGATAAGTATGCAAAATAAAAAATATTGCTATCCAAACTCCGATGTACTAATAAGGTCATTGGCAAAGAAGAATGATAAAGATACTTACTAAGGAGAACATTTATGCTAACAAGAATGGAATTTGAATTCAGTGAAGAAAAATGTAAAAAATATGGAATTACTTTAAATGCTTGCTATAAAACTATTGAGAAGCTAATGGCAGAAGATGGTATCCATCAATATGGATTAGGAGTATATGTAGCACCTATAAAAAAAGCGTTTACTCCTTTTGGGGCGCTTATGTATGATTTGCCTCAATGCGAATGGTTTGTAAAAACCATCGAATCATGGTATTGGTTCGATAGCAATGAATGTAGAAACTATGATGAACCACAATACAACTGTTTAATGCAGTCAATGGTGAAAAAATGGATGAAATAAATGAAGCAATGAGAAGAAAAGCTGTTAAAAATGAAGGAACTTATTATGGTAAAGGTATTTGTTGATAAAGTCGATGGAGATATTGTTTTTACACATTATTTGGAAGAAAATGACAAGAACAGGAAATATACACTAGTATTTAATGTCCGAACAGGAGAAATTCTTGAGCATTCAAAAGGATTGGAAGTTTGTACATTCTTTTCTAGACATGCAAAATAAGTCATATATTTTACGTGGAAAGAAACAGGAAAAATTCCAAAAGTGTTAGAATCTGAATGAATGAAAAAAAGGTGGCAAATGCTATGTTAACAAGAATGGAATTTAACAAAGAAAATAAAATATAATGAATCTAAGGAGGTATAAATATGATTCAAGACATTAATATACTTTACCATGGAACTGGTGCAACATTTGAAAATCCTGATTTAGATAACAGTCGGGAGGATGTTGATTTTGGAGTTGGCTTCTATACAACTCAAAATAAAGAAATGGCAAAAAAATGGGCATCATCCAAAAGAAAATCTACAATTAATACATATTCATTTAATAGAATTGGTGATTTAAAAATCTATACATTTAAGCTTGATGAAGAATGGCTTGATTTTGTTACAAACAACAGATTAGGGATTGATAGTCAAAAAAATATGATAAATATGATATTCTAATCGGTCCAACAGCAGAGAACAAGGTATGTGATACAGTTAATGAATATATAAAAGGTACATATACAAAAAAAGAAGCTATACAATATATTAATGTAGCTGGTTTTGATCAACAAATTGTTTTTAAAACAGAAAAAGCAATTCAATCCTTAAAATTTATAAAAAGAGAACTATTAGAGCCTGATGAAAAAGCTTTCATCAAACTGCAAGTAAATAAAGACAGAAAAAGTGCATTAGATAAACTAGATCGTCTCAAAAAAAGAAATTCGAAGAAAAGCTATAAAAATGAAGGTGAATCAAAATGATTATCAAAAACACAGAAGCAGGAAGAATTGTACAACGGGTAGCAGCAACGATGGCTATAGAAGATATGTATGTGAGTAAAGAATTTATTGAAAAGCTTTTAAAAGTGAGTAATGGAGAAATGACATCTGAAGAGCTTTGAAAAGAGGTCCTAAAAGAATATGCACAAGAATAAATTAAAAAATTATATTAAACCAAAACATACATATGATGAAGAAGAAAGATGAAGGAAATTAATCTGAAAATAAAATTTATAAAAAGAAGAAGTTAGAAGTACAAAAGGGCGCAAAGCCCAATGTCATTAAGTTAAGAAATGACGGTTTTGAGGGGAACACAAAAAATGTGCTCCTCTTTCGTATTATAGAACTAGAAGTTATTCAAGTAATAATTCTAGTTTTTTATTTTATCTAGAAGTGATATCATATCACTGAAGAGAAGTTAATCATT